GATGCGGCTGACGGCGCCGCGTGGGTTTGAGTGGGATGACCTTACGCAGTCTTACCGGGAGAGGTTAAGATGAAGGCTGCGGCACCGGACAAGCTCTGCGCCTGGCAGGTTGAGGGCGACATCTGGCACGTCCAGAGCCGTGATCCTTGGCTCTCCGGCGTGCTCTTAGACATGGGCATGAAGCGGATCGCTCGGGCCATCAAGGGTGGGCATTTGCATATCTTTGAGACGGACCAGGGCATTGCGCCATTGCGGCCGCTGATGCGGCGGCATCAAGGGAGGATTTTGCGGTGATTATAAGGCGCGAAGTCACGATTGAGATGCTGCGAAGCATGATCGATTACAATCCTGACACCGGCGAGATGCGCTGGAAGGAGCGCCAAGGGCGAGCGAGAGGTAGAGCAAGGGCTGGACAGCCGGTCGGATATTTTAAGCGACCATATCGGACGATCAACATTTACGGCAACAAGCTGTATGTGCATCGCGTGGCGTTCGCCTTGGCCAACAATCGATGGCCCTACCCTATTTGCGACCACATCAATGGCAACCCGGATGACAACCGGGCGTGCAACCTTCGAGAAGCTACGCCGCTGCAAAGCGCGCACAACATAAGCGGCCACAAGAAATCGTTCAGCGGCGTCAAGGGCGTTGCATGGCATCCCAAGAACAGGCGCTGGACAACTCGCGTAACGCACAAGGGCCGAAGCTATGCCTTCGGATGTTACGCAACGATTAAGGAGGCGGCACAAGCTGTGCGAGCCGGCCGCGAGCAACTGCACGGCCAATTCGCAAGACACTGATATGGCAAGACCCAAGACACAATCGAAACCGAAGCCTAAGAAGCCAAAGCCTGAGCCGGAGATCGCGCCCGTGCGCGTTGGCCGATGCACTGGCTTAGATGTGCCTGAGGCGAAGGCCGAGAAGATTGCCGCAGCGCACATGGCTGGCATGTCGATCCGAGAGATCTGTCGCGCTTTTAGCACCAGCTATCAGACGGTGATAGCGTTGGTGCGCAACAGGCCGGAACTGCTGGAACGCGCGCGGGAAATTACGAGCAAGAATTGGCGGACCTTGGCTGCGGTTGGGACCGCAGAACTCTTTGAAAGGGTTCCTGGCATGCGTGCTCACGAATTGACAATTATGTCCGCAGTAGCAACAGAGAAAGCAGAGCTGCTGTCTGGTGGAGCAACGCAGCGGGTTGAGCATGTGATGGCTCCTGCGGCTGATGCTTGGGCCAGCTTTGTGAGCGGGCTGAAGAGCGAGCAGGTGATTGATGTGGCGTTTGAACCGGTCGGCGCCCAGGAACCCGGCGGCCAAAAGGACGCTCCAGCCCTGCCCGACGCACCGATAACGCCGGATCGTGACAGCGCGGGCGTTGATGATCAACACGTTACGCTATAACACGATACAATCTTCATCATGTACAATGACTCACAATTGAACATCACAAAGCATGTTCCTCTGTCCGACCGGGGAGGGGGCGGTCGGTCGCTTCTGTTTTCTTCAATACCCCCGACCGCTTCGGCCTCCCGAAATTTTTAGCAAAAACACCTTATGATCAAAGACATCGTAACCCGCGCCAAGTCAACCTTTAGTCAACCCATCAGCCAACCCGCCCCGGAGCCGCCCACAGACGCAGACCGCGCCCAACCGCGCCCGACCGCGCCCATGGGCACGCCTCCCGAAGCCATCCTCAAAGCCGCCCCCAAGACTGCCAGAGAAATGGCCGTGGCCGCCGCCGAGCAGGTTGGGCTGGTCGCCGGCGACAGCTACGCAAACATCAAGCTGTGCCGCCACCAGCCCTTCAATCATCCCCACTACCTATGGGCCGAGGGCGTGCCTCAAGCGGGCTGGCACGACAAGGTCATTGTTTCGGTCAAAGACGCAAAAAGCTGGAAGCCGGTCAGCGATCCAAGGTTCGCCACTCTGGGCGCGCGTTGGTCTGGCACCGCGAATGTGGACGGCGTGCTGCTCTTTGAAAGCTCTGACATCTGCAAGGCCAACCGCCACCGCCGCACACCGCGATGAGCGTCAAGGCTGCCAACTATGCGATCCGCTTCTGCGGTCTGCAGGATGTCGCCGCCAAGATGGTGCTGACGACCTTGGCTTGGAAGTCTGACCAAGCAACTCCTCACCTAGCCTACATGAGCAACGAGCAGTTGCGCGAGCAGGCCGGCCTTAAAAGCGTCAACGGTCTCAAGGAGACGGTCCGGCGCCTTGTGGCCGCAGGCGAGCTTAGGGTGCTGCGCGTTGGCGGTCGCAATTTGGCCACCGAGTACGAGCTGAGTGGCTATTTACGGCACGCTGAAACGGCTGAAGTGTCGCCATCTGATATATCAGATTACGACAGTAAAGTGTCGCCAAATGACACGAACCGTCAGATTACGACAGTTAAGTGTCGCCATCTGACACCCAAAGACAAAGACAATAATAAGACTGAAAGACAAAGCGCTGACGCGCCCGCTCCGGCGACTTCATCGCCTTCGCTACCTATTTCGGAAGTAGCGGCACCCAAACCAAAACGCGCCACCGCTCCCAAATTCGACCCAGCATCTATTCCGCTGCCCCATGGTGCTGGGTTCCAAAAATGGTGGCTGCACTTCATTGAGCACCGCGCCTCCCCGATCAAGGGCCGCCGCAATCCCCTAACGCCGCTCGCTGCCAAGATCATCCTTGGCGAGTTGTCCGCGGTCAACGAGCAGCAGGCCGTTGAATCGATCAAGAAGTGTATCGCCGCTGGCTGGGTTAAGCCCTTCCCGCCTGAGCCGCCGCAGAAGCCCACCATCGTCGAGCTGCCACCCCAGGGTCGCCCCAAACAAACCGCCCTTGAGCGCTCGCTCGCCGAGATGCGGGAACAATTTGAGAAGGAGAACGCAGCGTGACGCAGCAAATCGCACCCCTACAGGCGGTTCCCAAGGGCACCATTGTTGAAAGGCGCTTTGAGATTGAGGCGCTAGAGCGCGGCTACGAGGTGGCCATGCATTCCGGCGGCGGCAAAGACTTTGATTACATCGTCCGCTTGCCTGGCGGCCGGCCGGTTGTCGTGCAGGTCAAAACCGCCGTGTGGGATGAAAGGCTCGGTCGCTACAAGATTGAAAACTCGTCAAAAGGCAAACTTTACTCAGCTGATGCGTACGACGTGCTTGCTGTGTATTTGCCGGATCGCAAGCAGTGGTTGTTGTATGCAAGGGCTGAATTAGGGAATCGCCTCACGACCACCTATACTCCGCCGGATCTAAGGCGGCAATTGCGCAAAAGTCGTTATGGCGCCCACGGCGAAATGGTTGCCGACCGCGAACCTGACAACTGGGATCTTTTGTACCAAATCGCAGCTCCATATTCCCAAGAATCTTTGACCCCTAGTACAGCCAATGTCCCACCCCTAACTGTACAAATGTCCAAATCAGCATGAAAAAGCCAAAAACCACCAAGAAGGCGGCTGCCGTTAAGCCGAAACCCGCCAACATCAATGTCGAATACGTTGAGCAGATCGCCGACGAGTCCATCGCCACCATCATGGCCCTACGAAGCCTCGTCCGCCTGCTCGCCGACGAACTCAAGGAGGCCCGCAAATGAGCACGATGATCCCTGACCTGGTCGTGGGCGAAATAGGCTTCGGCAACAACTTTGGCGCCTACAACGAGCTAGCTCTGGAGGAGCGCGTCCGCGAGCTGATCAAGCGCAACAACCGCCTCCGGCGCGTCTTGGAGCGATGCGCCGCGCTGTCGGAGGACGTGGCCAACGACAAGCATGAGGCGCTTCTTGAGGCTGCCCAGCCGCTATGAGCACGCCCTGCGAGCAGGCCCGCGCCATCGCATCTGCCCGCCGGTTCCTGCTTGATCTCTGCATCCCCGGCAAGATCAAGCGGGTTCCGCGGGAAGTCCGCCTTGAGGCCCGCTCCCGGGTCAAGCACCTGCCGATGAGCTGGGATCTTGAGCGCATCGTGGAGGACGAGTTGGCCATGGAGCACATGGAGCAGATGGAGGAGCATTATCGCAAGCAGTTCTGGGAAGAGTGCAACGCCAAGGTGCCCCACGAGCTATGAGCGCCGGCAAAGGCGACAGCCCGCGGCCGGTCAACGGCGACCTCTACCGGCGCAACTACGAGGCGATCTTCCACAAAGAAGACTCGCTCTCCGACATTTTGACCAAAGTCCGCGAGCAGTTTCCCTACCCCGACTGGATCTGCCGCCCCTGCGGCGAAGCCCACGGCCGCGGCATGCCCGCCGACCACGTCTCGACTTGGCACGAAGACGCCTGCGGGGTCTGCGGCAGGGTCACCTTGGTCAGCGAACCCCGCGATTTTGGCCACCTAAAAAAATGGCCGATCCTCCCAAAAAACCTTTGATCCGCATGCCAACATTTGCCAACATATGCCTACAGATCCCGGACGCCACACCGCAGCACCTAGAGGCGCCCAATGAACCCTGAACGCAAACGAATACTCCGAGAACAATGGCCACACATCGCCGAGGACATCATCGCCGTGGACGAAGCCGCCGACCGCTGGCTCAAGTGGCGCGCGGACCTGTATCGCCGGAAAAAGGAGAAGCGCAGTGAGCAGCGTCTTTGTCATAACGACCCAGCTGCTGCTGGTCGCGTTTATGATCGTGACGCTTCTGGCCCTGGGGAATGACGACAACGACGGAGGCCACGCCTAAATGAAACGCACCGTGCCCCAGTCGCCCGCCACCGAGCGCGCCGTACTCGGCAGCCTCATGGCCGACCCGAACCTCGTTGACGAGGTCTCCGGTCTCCACGCCGATCTATTCTTCACGCCCGCGCACCGGCTGGTCTTTGAGACCATCACCGAAGTCCGCGCCTCCGGCGGCACGCCCAACGTCATCGCCGTGACCCAGCGCATCGATGCAGCGCACAAGCTAAATTCGGTCGGCGGTGCCGGTGCCCTTACCGAGATGCTCGGCAACTCCGCGGGCGGCCCCGCCGCAGTGGAGTACCACGCTCAAACATTGCGCGACCTCCACGCCCGCCGCCGGATCATTGACTCCGCAGTCGCCATGCAGGCCGCCGCTCAAGACATGGCAACCGACGCCGACAGCGTCCTCCAACAATCCGGCGAAGCGGTCTTGAGCCTTTCGCTGACCACCGCCACCGACAGCATGCGCGCTCCAAGCGCCATCGTGCCGGGCCTCCTCGACGAGCTGGAGGCACTGATGTCCGGCAACCGCAAGCTCGGCCTGCAGACCGGCATCAAGGACTTTGACCAAGTCACCGGCGGTCTCCGCGGCGGCCAGCTCACCATCGTTGCCGGGCGTCCCGCCATGGGTAAGAGCGCACTGATGCTGAACATGGCCGACAACATGGCCCGCCGCGGCGTGCCGGTCGTTTATTTCTCCCTTGAAATGCCCGCCAACGAACTGGCCGCCCGCGTTGTCCTTTCGCGCGCTGAGACCAATACCGAGATCATCCGCAACGGCTTCCTCACCGCATCCATCAAGCACAGGATTATGGACGCCGCCACGCAGTTCGCCAGCGAGCCGCTCTACGTTGACGACCGCGGCGGCCTTACGCTGCTCGACATCCGCGGCCGCGCGCGCTTGGCCGTCCGGCGCTGGGGCGTGAAGTGCATCTTCGTTGACTACCTGCAGCTCGTCTCGCACAGCGGCGCCCAGTCCCGCGAAAACGAAGTCGGCTTCGTCTCCCGCGGACTCAAAGCCATGAGCATGGAGCTGGGCGTGCCGGTGGTCGCCGCCGCCCAGGTCAACCGCCAAGCGGAAAACCGCAGCGACAACCGCCCCAAACTTAGCGACCTCCGCGAGTCCGGCAGCATTGAGCAGGACGCCGACATCGTGTGCTTGGTCCATCGCCCCTGCTACTACGCCGTGCAGGACCAAGAACCCGACCCGCAGGACGCCGAGCTGATCGTTGCCAAGCACCGCGCCGGCCGCACCGGGACACTCAACCTTACTTGGCGCCCAAGCCTCACCCGCTTTGAGGGCACCGCGCCGGTTGGCCGCACCAGCGACAGCGATGGCTCCGTCTACGCGCCGGACAAACAGCTCTGGGAGGCGCTCAATGAATAGCGCGATTGCCGTATGCGGCAGCGATAAGCGCAACGCCGACTACTGGCGCTCTCGCGTTAGCAAGCGCCGCTGGATCAAGGACAACAAAGAGGTTGAGTCCACAAATTACTATGTGCGCATTCAAAGAAACGGCGAAAGACGTGAATACCACCTAAAAACGCAAAACATTGATGAGGCCGCCGAGCGCGCAGCAAATTTATGGCAGGAACTGCTCGCGTCCGTTCCAAAGTGGAAAAACAACGAAACCAAGCCGCTTTGGTTTGTAGATCCCTCGCACACTAATGTGCTGCGTCTTGCCGACTTTTCTGCCCAGTGCGCAGGCGTATATTTTTTAATGTTTCAGAGTCGTGTCGTTTATGTCGGCGCGACTCATTGTGTAGCCAAGCGCATTGGCGATCATTGCCGAAACAAGCGATTTGACCGCGCTTACTTTATTCCGGCCGAGTTGCAGCACGCATTCGCTATTGAGCGAACATATATTCACAAGCTGCAGCCCGTTTACAATCGCGCAGGAACATCACGCCGAGCTACGGATCGACGCAACGGCCTAAAGGAGGCCGCATGATTAACTCCCGCCAGAAAGGCGCATGCTTTGAACGCGAAGTCGCCAAGGCGTTGACCGCCGAAGGATTTCCGGCAAAGCGGGGTGCGCAAGTGAGCCAAGGATCGTGGGGAATCTCGGCTCCCGATGTTGTCGTGCCCTGCTTGCCGGATTGGCACTTTGAGTGCAAGCGCCACGGCCGCGCCCGCTTTGATCTTGATGCGGCCATGGCTCAAGCGCAGCGCGACAAACTCCCGGAGCAACGCGCCGTAGTTGTCCACCGCAAAGACGACTGCCGCCGCCTTTATACGCTCAACGAAGAGGACTTCTGCGCCCTGATGCGTCACTCCGACTTTCCTATCCAACCAAAAACCCAACCAAACACATAACCATGCCATCCAAAACCATAACCACGCCCGTGGGCATCGCCCGCTACGCCAGCCTCAATAAACCCGACACGAAGTTCGATGAAGTCGGCGTTTACAAAGTCAACCTCGAGATGTCTGCCGAGGAAGCCGAACCGTTCCTCAGCCAAGTCGAGTCCCTGCTCGCCGAGTTCGTTGCGCAGAAAAAGGCCGAGCTGAAGAAGGACAAATTGAAAATGCACGCCGCGCCGTGGGAAGACAACGACGGCCTCGTCCAACTCAAGCTCAAGGTGAAGGCCATGGGCAAGGGCAAGGACGGCGAGATGTACAGCCGCGCACCCAAGCTCTTCAACGCCGCGGGCGAACCCATCACCGACAACATCGGCGGCGGCTCCAAGATCAAAGTCGCGGTAGTTCCCTACTGCTGGTACACGGCGTCCCTCGGCGCCGGCGTCACGCTCCAGCCCAAAGCGGTGCAAGTCCTTGAGCTGGTCACTTGGGGCGACGGTGGCAGCGCCGTGTCCTACGGCTTCGACGTGTCCGAAGCCAAGCCTGCCGCACGCAAGACCGGCACTGACGACGAGGAGATCAGCTGGTAATCGCCATGCCCAAGAAAAACACCACACGCAAACCGGCTAAGGCCGCACCCGCACCTGAGCCGGACCGCTATAACGCGGCCGGCCAGAAAATCGTCAAGCTCCAGAAGCTGCGCAGCCATCAAAAGTATCTGCTTAAAGATGGCTCGCAGGTTCCCGGCGCCTCGA